TGCGGGCGCAAGCACCGGTTTGCGGTGGGCGAGGGGCCGTCTCCGGTCTGTCATATCAAGTCGTTCCACCCGCAGGATGACCACTACGGGTTGTCGCCGATGCAAGCCGCCGCCACGGCGCTGGATGTGCATAACGCGGCTTCGCGTTGGTCTAAGGCGTTGTTGGACAACGCTGCGCGGCCAAGTGGTGCGATTATTTACAAAGGTGCGGATGGCCAGAGCCAGTTGAGCACGGATCAGTATGACCGCCTGCTGCATGAGATGGAAACACAACATCAGGGGGCCAAAAATGCGGGCCGTCCAATGCTGTTGGAGGGCGGTCTGGATTGGAAACCTATGGGGTTCAGCCCGTCGGATATGGAGTTCCTGAAGACCAAAGAAGGTGCGGCGCGCGAGATTGCGATTGCGTTCGGGGTGCCTCCGATGTTGCTGGGCATCCCCGGGGATGCGACCTATGCGAATTACCAAGAGGCCAACCGTGCGTTTTACCGTTTGACGGTGCTGCCGTTGGTGACGCGGGTGGCGGGATCGATTGCCGATTGGCTGGGTGATTTCAACGGTGAACGGTTTGATCTGAAGCCCGATCTGGATCAGGTGGCGGCGCTGTCCGGTGAGCGGGACAATCAGTGGAAGCGCGTCGGTGAGGCCCTGTTCCTGACGGATGCCGAGAAGCGCAAGATGCTTGGTTTGCCAGCGCTGGAGGTTGGCGATGGTTGAAGGGCGGGAGACGTTCGAGTGCGGTCCGTCGTTGCGTATTGACGCGCAAGAGCGGGTGACGGCGCTGCAATTCAAGCAGATGCACAACCAGTTGGCCAAAATCGAAGTGATGATGGAGCGGCTGGAGCGGCGATTGTGGCTGACTGTCTATGGTGTGGTCGCGGTGATTTTGGCGCAGGCATTTGATTCTATTCTGAATATCACGCCGTGAGGGGAAATTGAGATGACTTTGGAACATAAATTTATGGCGCTTGGCGACAGCGTTGCTGTCGAGAACGGTATCGAGATCAGTGGCTATGCGTCGCTGTTCGGCAAGGCCGATCAGGGCGGTGATGTTGTTGAAACGGGGGCCTACGGCGCGTCGTTGGCGACATTGGCCAGCAAAGGCGGAAGGGTCAAGATGCTGTGGCAGCATGACCCCGCGCAACCCATCGGCGTTTGGGACGAGGTCCGCGAGGACGCGGCGGGGCTATACGTTAAGGGCCGCATTCTGCGTGATGTAGAGAAAGGCCGTGAGGCTGCCGCATTGATCGAGGCGGGCGCGATTGACGGGTTGTCGATTGGCTATCGGACGGTGCGCGCCACAAAGAACACAACCGGCGGACGCCTGTTGACTGAATTAGAGCTTTGGGAGGTGTCGCTGGTGACGTTCCCGATGCTGCCGGATGCGCGGGTGGGGGCAAAGGGGGATGACCCCGTGGCCGAAACCATGCGCGAATTGGCGGGGGTGTTTAAAACTGCCCGCGCCCAACTGGGCCGCAGCTGACGCGCGGCGTTTAACCGAGATCAAAAGGATCTGAACATGACGACACCCGAGTGCAAGGCTCGGGCCGGGGAAGATGTGAGCCCGGCCCAGGAACTCAAATCCGCGATGGCGGGATTTGTGACCGACTTCAAAGACTTCACGACAAATATTCAAACCAAAATGCAAGAGCAGGATGACCGAATGACCAAACTTGACCGTAAATCGATGATTGCAGGCGCACGCCCTGCGCTGGCCACTGCTGCAAGCGTGGAAGCCCCGCACCAGAAGGCATTTGAGGCCTATCTGCGCAGCGGCGACGACGACGGTCTGCGCGACCTGCCGATGGAAGGCAAATCCATGTCATCCGCTGTGGCGGCTGATGGTGGCTATCTGGTGGATCCGCAGACATCTGCGACGATCCAGTCCACGCTAGCTACAACCGCGTCTATCCGTGCGATCGCCAATGTCGTGAATGTTGAAGCCACGTCTTATGACGTGCTGATCGACCAGACCGAAATGGGCGCTGGTTGGGCGACAGAAAACGATCCGACTGCCGAAACAGGCACGCCGCAGATTGATCGTATTTCAATAGCGCTGCACGAGCTGTCGGCTTTGCCCAAGGCTTCCCAGCGTCTGCTGGATGACACGGCATTTGACATTGATGCCTGGCTGGCTGGCCGTATCGCGGACAAGTTCGCCCGTTCCGAAGCCGCAGCATTTGTGAGCGGCAACGGTGTCGACAAGCCGACCGGGTTCCTGACGGTTCCACAGGTGGACAATGACGTTTGGGTCTGGGGTAACCTTGGCTATGTCGTGTCCGGCGCCGATGGTGATTTCGACGGTGCGGAATCCTTGATTGATCTGGTCTATGCTCTGGGCGCCGAATACCGCGCCAACGGCACATTCGTGATGAACTCCAAAACCGCGGGTGCCGTGCGCAAGTTGAAAGACAGTGATGGCCGTTTCTTGTGGTCTGATGGTCTGGTCGCTGGCGAGCCTGCGCGTCTGCTCGGCTATCCGGTGCTGATCGCTGAAGACATGCCCGATATTGCGACAGATTCCATGTCCATCGCGTTTGGTGATTTTGGAGCGGGTTACACCGTTGCCGAACGCCCCGATCTGCGCGTTTTGCGTGACCCGTTCAGCGCCAAGCCACACGTGTTGTTCTATGCAACCAAGCGCGTTGGTGGTGCGGTGTCTGATTACGCTGCGATCAAGCTTCTCAAGTTCGGCCTTACCTAAGGGCTGAGGGGGACGGGGCACCCTGACAGGTGCCCCGTGGCCCGGACGCGTGCAAACGCGAGTTAACCTTCGCGTTGTCCAGCTGCTTCCTTCCGTCCGAGCAACGTGGAGGGCATGCGTCCGGGTTCAAAGACGGTGAAATACTGACCGATTTTCGGAGTTAGTCCATGATGTTGACTGAAGAAACCATTGTACCGACGGCGGCATTGCCGGTGACATTGTTTAAAGAACACCTGCGCCTCGGATCGGGCTTTTCCGACGATGGCATTCAGGATGATCTGTTGGAGAGTTTTCTACGCTCTGCCCTTGCGGCCATTGAGGCACGTACCGGTAAGGCTTTGTTCGAGCGCACGTTTGGCTGGGTTGTCACGTGGTGGCGCGACGGCGGGGCACAGCCTCTGCCAATCGCCCCTGTGAACGCGATTGTTGATGTGGTGTTGATTGATCGCTTGGGCAACGAGACTGTCGTTGACCCTGACGCTTATAGTTTGCGCCCCGACATGCAGCGCCCGGTTTTGGCAGCTGTCAGCGGCAGTCTGCCAAGCATCGGCCACATGGGGTCTGCACGCATTCAGATGCTGGCCGGGTTCGGGCCGGAGTGGAGCGATCTGCCTGCTGATCTGCGTCAGGCCGTGTTGCTGTTGGCCGCGCATTACTACGAGTACCGCCACGAGGTGCAGTACGATGGCGGCTGTATGCCCTTTGGTGTCAGCGCCCTGATCGAACGGCACCGCACGATGCGTCTGCTGGGCGGGGGGGGCAACTGATGGCGCCGCGTCTGAACCGTCAACTGGTGCTTGAAACGCCCACCCAGGTTGGCGATGGCGCGGGCGGGTTTACCCGCGGGTGGACGGCGCTTGGGACACTTTGGGCCAATGTGACGGCGCGGACGGGGCGCGAGGCGGCTGGTGTCGCAGCACCGTTAAGCCGCGTGGCCTACAAGATTATTGTGCGCGCCGCCCCGACAGGGTCAGAGGCACGCCCAAAGGCCAACCAAAGGTTTCGCGACGGACCGCGGGTGTTTGTCATTTTGGCCGTGGCCGAACATGACACTGACGCCCGTTACCTGATGTGTACCGCACAAGAGGAGACAGTGGCATGAGTTATGGCGTTTCAGCCGCCCTTCAGGCGGCGATCTATCAGGCCTTGGTGGCGGATTCTGCGCTAGCATCGCTGGTTGGCACGGACATTTACGATGCATTTCCGTCCGGCACTTTGCCCGCTCTCTACGTGGCACTTGGGCCGGAGCTGGTCAAAGACCGATCCGACAAAACAGGCAACGGCGCACTGCACGAGTTTACGGTGTCTGTCGTTACCGACAGCGCAGGGTTTTCAACCGCCAAACAGGCGGCGGCGGCGGTGTCGGACGTGCTTGTGGACGCTGATCTGACACTCAGCCGGGGCGCGCTGGTGGCGTTGAACTTCTTTCGCGCCAAGGCGGTGCGGGTTGGCAGCGCGGATGAACGGCGGATTGATCTGACGTTCAAGGCGATTGTGCAGGACGACTAGGGGCCGAGGCCTTTGATATAATTTTCAAACACTTACGGAGTAATCGACATGGTAGCGCAAAATGGCAAGGATCTGCTGATCAAGATCGACATGACGGGCGGTGGCCAGTTTGAAACGGCCGCAGGTCTGCGGGCAACGCGGATCAGTTTCAACGCGGAAACCGTTGATGTGACATCGCTGGAAAGCACCGGCGGCTGGCGCGAGGTGCTGGGCGGTGCGGGTGTAAAGACAGCGTCCATCAGCGGGTCGGGCGTGTTCAAGGATGATACAACGGACGAACGTGTCCGTTCGATTTTCTTTGCAGGTGAAACGCCCGATTTTCAGGTGATCGTGCCGGACTTTGGCACCATCGAGGGGCCGTTTCTGGTGAGCTCAATTGAATATGCAGGGTCGCACAATGGCGAGGCGACCTACGAGATGTCGCTGACATCCGCGGGCGAAATCACGTTTGTCGCGTTCCCGTAATGAACCAGTTGCCGTTTAATCCATGGGCTGGCGAGGTCGCGTTGGTAATCGACGGGCAGGCACGGACTTGCAAGTTAACGCTGGGCGCTTTGGCAGAGCTGGAAACCGCATTGGGGACCGGCACTTTGGTTGAATTGGTCAAACGGTTCGAGGCGGGCGGGTTTTCAACGCGGGATGTGCTGGCGTTAATCGTTGCCGGACTGCGCGGCGGTGGCTGGCAAGGCACAGCGCGCGATCTGGTGGGGGCGGAGATTGAAGGCGGCATTGTACGTGCCGCCGAGGCCGCCGCGGAACTTCTCGCCCGGGCGTTTGCACAGCCATGAACGGGGTTTGGCATGAACGGGCTTTGGCATGAACGGGTTTGATTGGCCGGGATTGATGCGTGCCGGCATAC